TATTGGTTAAGACACCGCCTATTGGCGGTCGGTGTTTCGCATATAAAATGCTCATCAGTTAACCTTTATGTTCGCTTGGCTTGAGGTTGACATCGCCACCGCATTCGGTGGGTCAAAGTGACCTCTGAGCTGATCGGCAGATTTAAAGTATAATTTTAGCTTCTTAATCCATCTGCTATCTGACTGTACCTAAGAGTCAATCAGACTATTCACCATAAGTCAACATATCATTTTTACGATAAATGAATCTCAAATCACTCAAAATGAAACTAATCATAAGCTCTTGACTATCAACACCTTATGTAATCGTGATACTTACCCATACTTACTTATCTAATTATCGTTATAAAATGTCGTAAGTCGTTGATTACCAACAAAAATAACGGTTTTAAGTAAAGGGCGAATCCACACTATGATACCTCAGATGCCCTACAAGCCGTCCGATTTCGAGTTGGTCTCCTAGTACTCACATCTTATTCACGCCCCACAGCGTCCATCCTCGCGATTTTGGGTTTTCCCAATACCTAACCAAAAAACCGTTAGAATCTCTGACCCAATACGCACCCCATATCCATCCCCTAATGACTCTTGCTCACGCAGTTTTTTTTACTTATTCATAGTATAAGCAACGCTAATAGTAGATTTACTGCAGATATTCTTCCCTAATCTAAAAATCGTTAGGGGGCGGGGGGGGTCGAAGTCACAGCGGTGCGTGTCAGTACTGTATCATCAAGGTAACCTAAAAAAAATATGTTATTCATAAGAATTTACTTGACACAGTTTACAATTACGGTATCCTTAAGGTTAGCTTTCTTTTGTTAGAAAGCTTTATCGTTAAGGGTTTTCCTTAAGGAGACCTTAGAATTATATCATATATAATGCTTGACATCCCGGTTTTGGCAAAGATAATTGAAAATAAATGGATGACAAGGATAACTTAATAAACGATATAACGGCATCAATCCGGCAAGTAGCTGATGCAAAAGAACTTAGTAAGGTCAACAGTCTAAGTAGACATAATCCGGAGAAGGTGGCTAAGATGCTATACCTATACGCTACTGGCACAAGCCAGACCCGTATGGTACGCAAGTACGGGTTCGATAGGGAGACTGTTATTAATGTACTAGCTGACTATGCTGATCATCTAGGTAAGTTCAAGGACTTATCCGGGAAGATAGCGGCCAAGAACTATTTAAATATGGCCAGCCTAGAGGAGGATCTAATACAGAAAGTCCGGGACCGGATGGACACCGGTGAGCTGGAGCCCACATTCCGGGATCTAAAAGAACTGTCAATAGCTAAGGCTAACTCAGCTAGGGAGGCGTTGACAGCTAGGGGTGAAGCTACGAGCATTACGGAGGACCGAAAAGTTTATAGTCAAGAGGACTACGAAGAAACAATCAAGGCGGCTCGTGATAGAATAAACAAGTTAAAAGAAATAGATGTAATAGATATACAAGCAGATGATTGATGAAGACTATGATGACTTGTTTGACAAGATACGTGGAAACCTAGGAGAACACTTTACTAACTATATGTTTATTGTTATGGATGACGATGGAGATCTATTCTATGATTACAACAATAACAAGGTAGGCCGTATGCTTTTGTATGAAACTAACAAGGATATGCACAGTAATCCGGATATGAACATCATATGGATAGACGAAGAGGATTCTCAAGACGAGTCCGAGGAAATATAATGGAGTTATTGTTTACACAGCACCCGATCGTAGTAGGGCCTACGGATGAGGAGATACTATTACTAGCCGAGAAGGATCCTAAGCTACTGGGTGAACTACATAAGGCCCACGAGGGTCGTATACAAGCAGCAGAAGAGGACCCGCTTAGATATGGCTTTGATCTAGCCGGATGGCAAAGAATTAAGGACGGGCTGTCTCAGTACAATGAATGCCTTACCCTAGGGGGTAATAGATCCGGGAAGACTACTGGTTGTGCTAAGATAGTTATGGAGTCCGCCACCGAGAACACGGACGGTCATATTGTTTGTTTTTCTCAAAATGCAGATACATCGGTCAAGGTACAGCAAGCAGCTATCTGGGAGATGATGCCTAGGGAGTTTAAGAGAAAGACAAAGAGTATAGAGGGCTACATTAACTTCTCTATGCAAAATGGATTTACTGGGCAGTCATTTATTTTTCCGGACACCAGAACGCGTGTGGACTTCAAGACTTACACGCAGTTCAGCAATAACCAGACTATCCTAGAGGGATTTGAATTCGGTTTCAATAAACCAACGGCAGTAAACATCGGGGCTTGGTTAGATGAATACCTAGGTGATTCAGCATTAGTAAATACTCTTCGCTTTCGATTAGCTACACGGAACTCCAAACTCCTAATAGGGTTTACGCCCATAGATGGATATACCCCATTCATTAACGAATATCTAAAAGGAGCAGAAACACTAGAGACAAAGCAAGCAGTATTATTAAATAAGCCATTGCCGGTAAAGCAATACAGTCCAGAGAGAGATGCAAGTATTATTTATCTTCATTCAGATGAAAACCCCTTCGGTGGCTATGAACGTATAGCAAAGGACTTAGAGGGCCGGACCGAGGAAGACATCTTAGTAAGAGCATATGGTGTGCCAGTAAAGTCAATGACTTCGCTTTTGCCGTTATTTTCTACAGAAGTCAATGTACTAGGTGATGAGGAAAACAAACACGGTATGAAGTTCCCCGAAATCAACGAGGACTTTACCGTATATCAAGTGGTTGACCCAGCTGGTGCTAGGAATTACGTAAGCATATGGGCTGCTGTAAACGAAGAAGGAGAGGTATATATAATGAAAGAGTGGCCAGATAGAGCTACTTACGGAGAGTGGGCTATGTTTGGGGATCCCAAATGGAAGTACGGCCCAGCATCAAAGAAAATAGGCTTAGATGTAGCCGGTTATGTAGAACTGTTTGAAAACATAGAAGATGAACTAGACGTAGAAGTAATGGAACGAATAGGTGACTCAAGATATTTTGCTAAAGAAAATGAGAACAATACCGATTTGTTTACAAGCTTTGACGATAATGGTATGTTATTTGTACCCAGTGACGGTAAGATGGAAGAAATTGGTATTACCGCAGTAGACGAATGGTTTAACTACAATCCCAATTATAGTATAGATGAAGCTAATAGGCCTCTGTGTTATATACACGAAAGTTGTGAGAATTTAATTGACAGCCTTATTAATTATAATAGTAATGGAAAGATGGATGAGGCACTAAAGGATTTTTTTGATCTAATACGTTACTTAAGAATGAGTAATGGTGGCTTAGGCCCAGATCATTTTAACAGTAATAATATGATGGCAACGTCTAAAGATAAAGGAGGATACTAATGGCTAAGACTCGATTGAAGGAAATAGCAGAAAAAAACAATATAGAGTTCGATGATGCTCTAAAACTAGCTCAAGAAAAACTTCCGGCAGAAATGATTACCGGGAAAGGTAAAGGAACTTGGATAAACGAAGACGGTAATGATATACGACTAGAATCATTTGAGATCCCAGAAATAGTTCCAAAACATTATAATGCAAAGATATTAAATGAATGCCCTAACAAAATGTTTAATTGGGCTCACATAAAAGAAATAGCAAAAAAAGTACCAGTATTAATACCGAGGAGATTTTGGGGAAAACTTATTGGTAAAATCATAACAATAGAATGCATTAAAGATGACAAGGGAGAGAGCTATAGATACGTTCACAAAAGAAGAAACAGTTAAAACAGATATAACAAATAGTACAATCTGGAGAAATGAACATATAGATAGACTAGCTGCTTGGGAAATGCTTTGCCGTTATATTAAGCACGATCATACCGTACCTATGTCAAATAGGGATATGTGTGATAGAATAGCGATGCCTAAAGATTTAATTAGAAAAACCATAGAATCAATAAAAGATAGAGAAAATGGACAGTGACTCAATTTCAAATTCATTAACATACGTTCAGAAAGAACCAGATGTTAAAACATTAAGATACGCATACGAGCAAACAACAACTGAGCTTGAAGCTTATTTTGATTTGTGTAGAACCTCGTATGATGATAGAAGAAATTTTTGGCCCGGCAAGAGCCGTGACCACAGAAAGCACGGAGCGGACGCATTCCCTTGGGAGGGTGCATCGGATATAGAGGCTCATACAATTGATGAGCGTATTACTCGCCTTGTTTCTATGTTTATGTCCAGCCTAAATAGGGCTAATATACGTGCATATCCAGTAGAAGCCGGTGATACAGCCAAGGCTAAGGTGGTATCCAACTTCTTGAAATGGATGTCTACATCCGGATATATCCCTCGTTTTAAGCAAGAAATGGAACTAGGTGCTAACTATTTACTAGAGAGAGGTATGTTAATTACATACATCGGGTGGCACAGAGAGGATAGAACATTTTTACAGAATTTAGATCTAGCACAGATTGGTCAAATGAACCCAGATGTTTTTCGTGCTATTGAATCCGGAGAGCAAGATGATCAGATTGGGTTTATGTTACAACAAACATTTCCTACTGCTACACCTAAAAGAATTAAACAAGCACTAAAAGATTTAAGAAAAAATGGTGAGGCAAAATTGCCGGTTGTTAAGCGACAGATAGATGCACCAGAAGTAAAGACACTAGCCCCGGACGGTGATTTCTTTTTTCCTACATACGTAACTGATCCGCAGCGAGCACCATTTTGTTTTTGGAGAACTTACTATACCCCACAAGAGTTACAAAATAAAGTAGCAACGGATGGATGGGATGAGGACTTTGTTGATTACGCTATCGAGCACTATAGAGGTGTAAGTATTGATTCAATAGAAAGAGAACAAGAAGGACGCAGAAGCTCTTCATTTAATGATAGTGTATATGAAGCAGAAGAATTGATCGAAATAGTATACGGATACCAGAGACTGATAGATGAAGAAGATGGATCAGAAGGTATATACCAGACTATATTTCACAAGGACTTTGATGGCGATGGTGTAAACCCATCTTACGCTAAATTTGAATTAATGAATGGATACGAGGACTATCCGGTTGTGGTAACTAAGTTATCCGAAGATAGTAAACGTCTGTATGATGCACAAACAATACCACACCTTCTTAGAGGTATACAAAACCAAGTCAAGGTAGAGCGTGATTCACGCATTGATAGAAACAGCATTGCTACAATTCCTCCTATTCTCCATCCGGTCGGACAAGCACCTACAGATTGGGGACCGGGACGGATGATTCCTTATAGACGTAAAGGTGATTTAGATTTTGCTCCTTCACCGGCACTCAATAGTGGATCCGTAGAGATTGAACAAACACTAGAAAAAGTTGCTGACAAACTTGTAGGGCTAGACGAAGGATCACAAATGAGTACAGTTCGTTTGCAATTCCTTACAAATAAATTTTTATCTCACATAGCCGAGGTACTTAAGATGTCATTCAAGTGCTTCCAAAGATTCGGCCCCGATAGTATATTCTTTAGGGTAACTGGAGTACCGGAATCCTTACAATTAAATAAGGGTGACCCCAACGAGGAGTTCGATATTATTGTAAACTACGATGTATTAAATTCTGACCCAGAAGTTATTGAGCAAAAGATAGAGGCTTTTAAAAATTTAACTCAACTTGATAGTAGTGGTCGTATAAATATTAACAGTTTATTAGAAGTTGCTGCGGCCAGCATCGATCCTATCTTATCAGATAATATACTACAACCAGCAGAACAAGCACAAGAGCAAGTAATGAAAGACGTTACGGATGACTTGGCTAAGATATATGCTGGTATAGAAATGCCGGCTCGACCTAATGGTGGCCAGACTGCATTACAGATGATTCAACAATATACAGCACAACCAGATGTGGGCCAAAGGGCACAAACTGACCAAGCGTTTGCAGCTCGTTTACAAAAATATGCTGGACAATATACATTCCAAATGCAACAAATGCAGAATGCACAGATAGGAAGAATAGGAACTAACCCAGCAGAAATGGGTCAAGTCCAAACACAAGAAATGCCTCAACAATAATGACATTAGAAGACGATTTAAAAGCACTAGCTAACCACGAGCACTTTGCTCGATTTGTACAAGTCCTACATCGCTTAAGGGAAGAAACAATATCGGAGATGCATAACTCAGATACTGATAAACTACAGCAATTGTCGGGTAGGATAATTACATATGACCAAATATTGCAACTTGCAAATTGGGATAATTTAAGGCAACGACATTCTCAGTCATTAAATTAGAAACACGTGTGTTATAATACTTTCATCGCCATCGCTCGGCGTTAAGGAGTGGAAACAATAAATAAATATGTCAGAAGAAATCACAACTGGAGACGTTGAACCAGTTCAAAATACAACGGAGGAAACAAATATGACAGTTTCGCAATTTGCGAATAGAAGAGCGGGATTAATTGGTGAAAGTCAAGAGACTGAAGCTGATGAATCTCAAGAGAATACCGAGGAGGCTGAAGAGGTAGAGCAATCTACTGAAGAAGTTTCTGAAGAAGATGTTCTTTCACAGTTAGATATTGATAACTTATCAGAAGTTGAATTACAAGAGTTAGCAGACAAACTTGGTAGTAGAGCTGTAGCTAGATTCGGAGAGATGACAGCTAGACGCAAAGCCGCTGAGGAACGAGCTAACCAACTTGAATCATTACTCAAAGAGAAACAACAAAGTTCACCTCAAAAAGAAATTAAAAATAACCCCTTCTCGGATCTAGCAACCGTACAAGATGTGCAGAAAAAGCAAGATGAGATTGAGAGTACAATAGAGTGGGCAGAAGAAACATTATTTGAAAGCGATGATTATTCAGCGGAAGATGTAGTTACGGAAATAGATGGGAATGAATTAACTAAAAAGGAAGTACGTAAATTATTATTAAATGCACGTAAGGCCCAGAAGGAATACATTCCGGATCAGTTAAACAAAATTCAAACACAGCTTAATGGAAAACAATTGCAGAAGCAATTTGATGACAAGGCTCGTGAAGAATTAGAATGGTTAAAAGGTGATGACCCTAATAGTATTAAGGACAATTTCTTTGCAACCCTTCGTGATCCTCAATACGATAAACTCAAAACAATTCTTGATAAAGAATTACCCCAAATGTCGGGACAACTTGAGTATATGTTTGCACACGCTGCTAACAGTATCTATGGACGTAAAGTAATTAATGAAAGCCAACCTAGTAAAACTACTGGGAAATCTCCATCACTTACACCTACACGTACGGCTAATAATGCTTCTACTAAGTCAGAAAAACCTAACTCAAAAACATCCAAAGCTCTCAAAGATCTTCAGTCTCGCTTTAAGCAAACTGGTCAAGCAAGTGATTATGCTGCAATGAGAAAACTACAATTATTAAACCGATAATCCAAATTATAAAATACAATGTCATTTTCAAATACATTTGATACAACTAATACGGGATCGGGCGTTTCTAACAGAGAAGACTTGACTGATGTCTTAACTATTCTTGCTCCAGAGGAAACTCCGATTCTTTCTTCCGCCAATAAAAGCAAAGCTAATGCTACTTTTGTTGAGTGGACTGTTGACAGCCTTGCTGCACCATCAACTTCTGGTGTTTCTGAGGGTGCTGACGTTACCGCATTTACAGATAAATTTTCTGGACGTGCACGTTTAGGTAACTACGTACAAAAATTCCGCCGTGACTTTATGGTGTCTGATTTACAAGACGCTGTTGATTCAGTAGGCCCAGCCAAAATTGCACAAGCAGAAGCCAAAGCTATTCGTGAGCTAAAGCGTGATATTGAAGCTACCATTTCTGGTACTCAAGATCGTGCTGTAGAAAACGGTGCTGGTACTGCATATGCTCTTCGTGGACTAGGTGACTGGTTAGACAGTGCTGGACCAGCTGATGTTCCAGCTAACTTCCGTACACCAGCTGACAGTATCTATACTGTTGCTGAAGCGGGTGCTGCTGCGTTTACTGAGACTACATTAAACGATATAGTAACAAGTATCTATAAAGAAACTGGTTCTACTAATAACCTTACATTGGTTGCTGATACTTCATTACGTCGAGTCATATCTGACTTTGCTCGTTTAGATTCAGCTGTAGGTACTAACAATGTTCGTAATGTAAATTACGACGGTGGTTCATCATCAATTAAACTATCTGTTGAAATGTATCAATCAGATCACGGAATGGTTTCTATTGTTAATGCTAACCCAGATTGTGCTCCTACCTTTGCTGGTGCTGGTGCTAATGCTTCTGGTTACTTAATTAACCCAGAATACTTCGGTATTGCTGAATTAATCCCTATGGGATCAACTCGTCTACCTAACTTAGGTGGTGGTGAGCGTGGTTATGTTGACTGTGCTTTAACTACACTTATGTACCATCCCGGTGCACACGGTGTTATCCAAGACGTTTCTTAATAATTAACCAAGGAGATATAATACTATGCCTAAATTAACAATTAACGAAAACCCACAAGGTTTTACAGATGAGTTTACAATCTCATTCGAGGACTTCTCAGTAGCTAATGCTGGAACCCTTGCAGATCGTGCAACTCTCTCATTCACATATGCGATCCCAGCTGGATCACTTGTTACTAAAGCTTCTGCTCACTTAGTTACTGCTTTCGATGATAGCGGTTCTGGAGATGAGTTAGACGTAATAGTCGGTGACGGTGATGATGACAATGGATACCTAGCATCTGCTGCGGTACACGTTGACCAAACAGAAATCACATATGTTGCTAACACTGGTGCATTACTTGACAATGAAAATGGAAAAGTATATGTAGCGGCTGATACAATTGATATTAAATTCACACCGGACGCAAGTACCGGAAATGCTTACTCATTAAATGAGTTAACTGCTGGTGAAATTAAATTCAAGTTCGAGATCTGCGATCTTAACTAATCTAAAAATCTGGTCGGGGGCTTCGGCCCCCAGCCTTTTTTTAACTTAAAACTACTTATGGATATTATTACTAATGTACCTAGAAGCTTTACTGACGGTGAAGTAGATGCTGCATTCTTGGCTGAAATTAAGAGTGGTTTTAAATTAGAAAAAGAGACTGAACACTTACGTGTTGATCAAGCAAGAAAAGAAGCAAACGAGGAAAAGGGTAAGACTCATCCTACTCTTGGTAAATGTGTGGCTACTATACCGGCCCGTGATTTCTTTCGTTTAACCAACAAGTATGGACACGATCAAGTTCATTCCAAAGAATTTATAAAATACTATCAGAAGAATTTTTCTGATCTTAGCCCGAATAAATTGTAATGCAGACTAGAACATACGGAGATTTATTTAAACTTATACAATCCCTTGCGGGTGTTACTGCTTTTGCTACTAACGAGCAAGATGATATAGCTAATTTAATTAACCGAAGTTATTCGGTAGCTTATAATACGATTCAAATGTGGCCGAGGTATTTAGTGTCTTCGGAAGGTAGGGATATAAATGCCTATACTTTATCCGGGGCAACTGCTAGTACAAGTACAAGTGTAAATCAGAATTATAAATTCCTAGGAAGTAATGATGGTAACGTAGGTACGGCTGGTACTAATGTATATCAAGGTGTAACTACTAGCACTGTTATTATATATAAGGATACTAGCGATGCTTGGAAGGTAGATACTGCAGCATCGGCTACAATACAAAGCGACGGGAACTACAGAGTAGTAGCTGGTACAAATGAATTTATAGAAGCGGATACACTCAAGAAAGATGTATTGGAGAACGTTACAACTTGGACACCTAGAGCTGGGTCTGATGTGCTTTTGGTTGAGCCAAAGAATCTTATTCCGTATGCAGAAACCGGAAAAGATACCATAGGTGAATTTATACGCATTCACAGAAATCAAGCATTTTTAAATAAATCATCTATTGAGTACGATTTTTTTGTAGATTTTACTGGTGGTAATTTATTAAACATATCCTCTAGTTCTGACAACAAAGCATTTGTTACTTATAAAAAAACTTTAACTTTATTTACTACATCATCTGATTACACTAACTCAACGGAAGAAGTGCCGGGAGAGTTTTTCCAATTCATAGCATATGCTACTTATTCGGACTTTTTGCGTATGGATGGGCAACACGAAAAAGCCCAGCTAGAACAAGAGAATGCACAAAATTACCTTTCATTAGAATTAGAGAGAGTCGATGTTATAATGAATAACAATACAATTAACAAAAGATTTTCAACTTACGTAAACAGACAATCACGATAATACAATATGAACTCAAGAGTATCGAACCTATACCCATCTCCTAGTGGCGGTGTAACAGCAATGAAAATGCTCACTGTTGCGGACAGTGCTGTACAACTAACTGACGGTGGTTACACATTCAGTAATATTTCTCGTTACGTTACACTAGACGTACAAGACGCAGATGTATTTGTAACATATACTGGCGAAACACCAAGTGGTACCGTAGGACACCGACTATATGCCGGCCGTTCTTACACTTGGAGTGTAAACTCAGCTAATGCAGCTAAGTTTATTCGCACCGGATCAACAAGTGCAGTAATAGCAGCTTCTCAATTCACTGACTAATGTCCTCAGAGAAAATAGCTTCCGCTGTTAATATTCTCAAAGGCAACCTTGCTGCTGGTTGGGATATAATTAGTGGTTCTCAAGGGGAATCAGAACGTTTAGGTATAG